AAGTTCTATATCCATCTATCTCATGGGTTTCATCATTAAGAGCCACGCAAGTTATAGCAAGCTTGCCACCTTTAGTTTGCCAAACCTTAGACTTGCTGTCCCAGAAACATCTGCGTTCTTCTATCTGTTCTCGCTTTTTACAATAGTGAGAAATATAAAAGTGGTCAGATTTTTCTAGTTGCTCGGCTAGCTCAATACTTGAGCTAGCCTCTTCTTCATTCATGTACTTACGCATCTTTACCTGCCTTTATAATCTGGCTACCTTCTTCTTGAGAAATTACACCCTTTGCTTTTAGAATTTTCATAAGTTCTAAAAGTTCGTGTGCAAGTTTGAAAGCAAGGTCAGTAGTTTTTGCGTTAGCCTCGTTGCTTTTCTCTATGATAGTCAATATAGAATGGACATCTTTCATAGATTGTGTTGATTGTTTACTAAACATCTTCTACCACGCAATCTGCATCTCTATATAAATCGAGAGTGCCTTCGTCTTTTGCTTGCTCGTATCTTGCCCATTGCTCCTCGGTGATACAATCGAGACAAGTCTCGCCATCTGGAGAGAAGTAGTCTAGAGTCGTTTCTGTTTTACAGTCCTTACATTTAGTCATAACATTTTTCCTTTCTGTTTTGTTATGTTTCTTTTGTATCATACTGTATGGGATAATCAATAATTATTTTTATCTTTTTTTAAATATTTTACTTGACATATTATCCCATACATGATAGGTGGCAAAGGTGCAACAGTGTTGCAAAAATGCCACAGCCCTTCGGGCTACTACATCTTGTGCCCTTGCGGGCCCACCCACCCCATATGTAGTAGTTGCAAAAATAACACACTTGCAACTTTATTTATTTTTTTACTTGACACAACATATAGTAGGTAGGGCGAGGGGTCCCTACTAGATCTTGTGCGCCATCGGGCCCACCCACCCCCACCCCCGAAAGCCACAGATAGGGATCCTAGTATGTCATGTATATGTTTGATCTGGACTTAAATACATGCTAAAATCATTTTCAATGTTTCAAAACAAAATCGCAAAAATTTTGCGCAAATTTTTTTCAAATGCTAACTCCAGAACAAATAGCTAATCTACCCTCTGATTCCAAGAAGGAGTATCTACGCACGATGCTGCTCCTGGATGAAAAGAAAAAAGAACAGTCGATCCGCGATGACTTCTTATCTTTCGTAAAACATATGTGGCCTGATTTTATAGAAGGCGAACACCATAAAATTATGGCAGAAAAATTTAACCGTGTGGCTAGTGGTGAACTAAAACGTTTGATCATTAACATGGCACCAAGACACACCAAGTCAGAATTTGCATCTAACTTTTTACCTGCTTGGATGATCGGTAACAAACCTGATTTGAAAATTATTCAAGCAACCAACAATGCAGAACTTGCTGTGCGTTTCGGTCGTAAAGCAAAGTCGTTAATGGACATGGATGACTACAAACAAATTTTTAATACAAGACTTAGAGAAGACTCAAAGGCTGCTGGTAAATGGGAAACGGACCAAGGTGGTGAATATTATGCAGCCGGTGTCGGCGGTTCAATAACCGGTCGTGGTGCGGACCTACTCATCATTGACGATCCACACTCGGAGCAAGATGCGCTGAACATGGCTTCGTACGATAGAGTCTACGAGTGGTATACATCAGGACCACGACAACGTTTGCAACCTGGAGGTAGAATTATAGTTGTAATGACTCGATGGTCAGTAGCTGACTTGACAGGTAAATTAATGAAAGCGCAAAAAGAACCAAAAGCAGACCAGTGGGAAGTGATCGAGTTCCCCGCAATATTACCATCAGGCAAACCAGTATGGCCAGGATACTGGAAACTAGAAGAGTTAGAAGCGGTGAAAGCATCTGTAGCTATTACCAAATGGAACGCACAATATCAACAGAATCCGACAGCAGCAGAAGGCAGTATTATAAAACGTGAGTGGTGGAACACCTGGGAGAAAGATGCCCTACCACCATTGCACCATGTCATACAATCCTACGATACGGCATTCATGAAAAAAGAAACATCAGACTTCTCTGCAATTACAACTTGGGGCGTCTTTTATCCAAGCGAGGACAGCGGACCGGCGCTTATCTTAGTAGACTCCGTGAAGGATAGATTAGAGTTTCCAGAGCTACGTAGAGTTGCCAAAGAACAATACGATTATTGGAAACCAGAGTCTGTGATAATTGAAGGTAAAGCATCAGGACTTCCCTTAACCTACGAAATGCGCAAATTAGGCATACCGGTTATTAACTTTACACCAAGCCGTGGAAATGATAAACATACTAGAGTGAACTCTGTAGCACCGTTATTCGAAGCGGGGCAGATCTGGGCACCAGATACAAAGTTTGCAGAAGAGGTTATAGAGGAGTGCGCTGCATTCCCACTAGGTGAACACGATGACTTAGTGGATAGCATGACTCAAGCCGTAATGAGATTTAGACAAGGTGGCTTCATCGAGCACCCAGATGATTACGAGGATGAAGAGTTGCCGCAACAACAAAGGACGTACTATTAATGGCAATAGATAAAAGTATCGACACGGTTCCAAAGCAAGACATAATTTTAGAAGACGATGTTGCTGTAGAAATTCCAGAAGAGTTTCAAGAAGGCGGCGATGTCAATGTAGAAATGACAGACGACGGTGGAGCAGAAATAGATTTTGATCCACAGTCACAAGCCATGGAGGGCGGTCAGTTTCACGAGGCTAACTTAGCAGAGTTTATGGAAGACGATGACCTTTTGAGTGTCGCTTCAGAATTACAAGAAAATTACGACGAGTATAAAAATTCACGATCTGATTGGGAAGATGGTTACATGAAGGGTTTAGACCTTCTTGGTTTTAAATATGAAAACCGGTCAGAACCTTTTCAAGGTGCAAGTGGTGCAACACACCCTGTACTTGCAGAAGCGGTCACACAGTTTCAAGCACTAGCGTATAAAGAATTATTGCCTGCAGGTGGACCTGTAAGAACACAGATTGTAGGTAAAGTTGACTCTGCAAAAGAACAACAGTCACAGCGTGTAAAAGATTTCATGAACTACCAGTTAATGGTAAACATGAAAGAGTACGAGCCAGAGTTTGATCAGATGTTATTTAATCTGCCTCTAGCTGGATCAACTTTTAAAAAAGTTTATTTTGATTCTGTTCTTGGTAGAACAGTTTCTAAGTTTGTACCTGCTGAAGATTTAGTTGTGCCATACAGCGCAACATCACTAGAAGATGCAGAAGCAATCATTCACGTTGTGAAAATGTCAGGCAACGATTTACGTAAACAACAGATTTCTGGTTTTTATAAAGACGTAGATATTGGTGAGCCTGCTTTTGATACAAGCGATGTCAAAGACAAGAAAGATAAAATAGATGGCGTTTCACGTGGTGTATCTGCAGAGATGCACACACTACTCGAGTGCCACGTAGAATTAGACCTGGAAGGATATGAAGATAAAAATATTGAAACGGGCGAAGAGACTGGCATTAAGCTGCCATACATTGTAACCGTGCACGACGAAACGGGGAACGTGCTTTCTATTCGTAGAAACTATGGAGCAGGTGACCAACTCAAAAAGAAAAAAGAATATTTTGTACACTTTAAGTTTTTACCAGGACTAGGCTTCTATGGGTTCGGCCTCATCCACATGATCGGCGGATTGTCAAGAACTGCAACTGCAGCACTAAGACAATTACTAGACGCCGGCACCTTGTCAAACTTACCAGCCGGATTTAAACAAAGAGGCATCAGAGTCAGAGACGAAGCTCAACCGTTGCAGCCGGGCGAGTTCCGTGACGTTGACGCTCCTGGTGGAAATCTTCGGGACGCGTTCATGCCGTTACCTTTCAAAGAACCAAGCAGCACGCTCCTTCAACTGATGGGCGTGGTTGTACAAGCAGGACAACGTTTTGCATCAATCGCTGACATGCAGGTCGGTGATGGCAATCAGAGCGCAGCAGTAGGCACGACTGTTGCATTATTGGAACGTGGATCGCGGGTTATGTCGGCTATACATAAAAGATTGTATCAAGGTATGAAGTGTGAGTTTATGTTACTCGGTGACAACTTTGCAACTTACTTACCAAAGATGTATCCATACGACATTGTTGGTGGACAGAGACAAGTTTTTGCAGCGGACTTTGACAACAGAATAGATATTATACCTGTTGCAGATCCAAACATATTTTCTCAAACACAAAGAATTACAGTTGCACAAACAGAATTACAAATGGCACTAGCAAATCCTGATATACATAACGTGTATCATGCATACAGACACATGTACGAAGCACTTGGTGTGAAAGATGTAGACATTTTACTACCACCACCAAAACCGATTGTAGCAATGGACCCTGCAAGTGAAAATATTATGGCGTTGAACAATAAAAAATTTCAAGCTTTCCCAAAACAAGACCATCAGGCGCACATGAGGTCACATATTCAGTTCATGGGAACCATGATGGTGCGAAATAATCCAAAAGCACTTGCAAGATTGCAACAAAATTGCATGGAACACATAAATTTAATGGCATCAGAGCAAGTTCAGATAGAATTTGTGGAAGAAATGCAACAAACACAACAAATTCAGATGCAAATGCAGGCTATGATGCAACAAATGGGCCCACAAGCGCAACAAAACCCTCAATTTGTGCAGATGCAACGTCAGATAGAGGCCACACAGGTCGCTATAGAGGCTAGAAAAGCTAATTTGATAGCAGATTTCACTGATGACTACGTAAAAGCAGAAAAAGAAGTTCTTAACCAAATAGAAAACGACCCAGTTCTTAAATTAAAGGACAGAGACCTAGATCTTAAGGCTCGTGAAGAGCAAAGAAAAGAAGAAGAGGGTCAACAAAAAGCAAACATGGACAGAATGAAGTTAATGCAGAGCAGAGATATTGCAGACGAGAAGTTGGAACAAGATGACAAACATGCTAAGCTTCGTGCCAGCGTATCACTCGCTAAACAGGGGATAAATGAAATGCAAGCTATTGTTAAGGAAACAAACTAATGGCATCTTTTAGAGATAGTGGAGAAGCGAAAGAGTCTAAACAACAGGGCACTAAAGCATCTAGACAGAGACAAAAAGACATAGGTCGTAGGGCTGGTAAAGAATTAAAAGGAGCATTAGAACGTGGTAGAGTAAGTCCCGAAGGCACAGAGTACACCGGCAAACTTGCTGAAACTATGATGCGTCAAAACCTTGATCAGTTTAATCAAAGACAACTACGTAGAAGAGCCATAGAGGACGCACCTCAAAGACCAGGCATAATGCAAGGTCTTAAAAATTTTGGTCAGGGCATAATGTCAAATTTAACACCACAAAGAATGTTAGGCTCGGCTCTTGGAACAGCTCTTCTTGGACCACTTGGTGGAATTCTTGGAGGACTTATAGGCGGCACTTACGGAGACGATGACCCAAGCAATAACTTTTTTGGAAAAATAGGAAGCAGTTTAAAAAAAGATGCGACTGACACTTTAAACTTTGGAAAACAAATAGGTCAAAATTTAAAAACAGATTTTCTTGACACAATAGATTTTTTTACACCACAGCAAGTAGAGCAATCAATGATGACTAACATGCCTATGAAAAGACCTATGCAAATGTTTCCAATAAAAAATGTTACGCAAACGACTGGTATGCCTGGTATGGAACAGATACCTGATATGTTTCCAGATAATTTAGGTCAACCAACTTATAAACCAGAAGCAGCAGGCTTTGGCATAGATAGCTTAATGCAACCAAAACAGAACGAAACTTTTACAATGCCAGATAGAATTCCGTTTATGGATTATGGCACTATGCCAAGGGTAACATCGGCTCCATTAGGCACTTCATCTACACCAATAGGTGAGTTTAAAGATCTATTTGGTAATCCTGTTGTATCTAATGTTAATACTTTTGACCCTTCGGTGGAGGTTATTGATCTCGGCACAGCTGATAGAGAAATTAAACCTGGAACTTTTTCTGATAATTTATCTTTTCAAGACATAGTTAACATCTTTAAATAATGGCCATCTCAAGACAACAACTTCCAAAAACAACTGACAAAAAACGTGGTAAAATCAGCAAGGTAATGCGTGAGTTCAAAAATAAAAAATTAAATATTGGACAAAGTAAGAAAAAAGTAAAGAATAGGAAACAAGCCATAGCTATCGCTCTTAGCGAAGCAGGTGTAAAAAAGAAAAAGAGGAGACGATCATGATCCAATCAACAAAAGAATGGTTAATGGAAAAGTGGGACAACACTTCCATGAAAACCAAAATTATCGGTGCAGTAGTCATCGTAATTATCATCTTAGGAATAACTCTATAAT